TGAAGTCCATGACAGTTTCCCTTATTGTCTATTTTACGGATTGTTTATTATTCTACAGATAATAATCTGACCCGTCAACTACAACCCTGAAGAGGATCAACTTATGAACGATATTTTTGACGATATGTTTGACGAAGGCCAAGCGTTGGCTGGAGTTGATACAAGCACTGGGAAAAACCTCAGTGATCTAGTGCGTACAATGCGCGGGATCGAAGACCAGATGGTCGATGCCGAGGCGCACTTGAAAGCATTGAAGGCTGAGAAGCACAAGCTATCGGTCGAACAAATACCATCACTCATGGATGAGATGGGCGTTGAGCGTCTTGATGTAGACGGCTTGACTGTGCAGCGAAAGATGATGGTGCATGCCAGTATCCCAGTATCGCGGAGAGAAGAGGCTTTCTCTTGGCTTCGGGAGCAGGGGCTAGATGACATTATAAAGAACGATGTGATCTGCACCTTCGGTAAGGGGCAAGACAACATGGCGAAAGATGTTGTTGGCATCCTAAGTGACCGTGGTTTCGAACCGAATACCAAGACCCACGTTCATCCCTCTACGTTGAAAGCGTTTATCAAAGAGCGTGTGACGGACGGGAAGCCTATCGACCTCGACATGTTTGGGGCATTCATCGCAAACGCGGCAGAAATCCGGAGGAAAGTATAATGGGTGCGTATAAGAATAAAATGTTGGAAGAGATGGATGATGAAGACCACACTGATGAGTATGGTGGCTTCATGGACAATGACGAGACAGATTTCGAAGAGTGCATGGAAGATCAGTTGATTGAGAGACAGATTGACGAAGAGCTTCAAACTCTTTTGGAACTGGAGGCTGATCTAAAAGGGCATCAAAGAGCTTTATACAATAGGATGATAGGTATGAAGGTTGCGAAGAACATGGCGAAGGATCGCATCTCTTTGATTAAATCTATTCTTGGGGGACATAAAAATGGGTAACGCGGTAGCAAATAAAAAAAGTGCAGAGTTAAGCACAGACGTAATGGACGATATCTTTGCCACAGCGGGGGAAGGTGCATCGTTTGACAGTAGCGAGATGCAGATACCGTTTGTACGGTTGCTTCAGGCTATGTCTCCACAGTTAAACAAGCGCAACGCTGAGTACATTGAAGGCTCTCAGCAGGGTGATGCGTTTAACAATGTGACATTTCAGATATGGGAAGGCGAGAAAGGTATACAGGTTATCCCCTGCTATCAGTGTACCAAATACCTAGAGTTCGTGCCGCGTGACTTGGGCGGCGGGTTCAAAGGAGAGATTGCCGCCACTGATCCTGTACTGACCAAGACAACACGGTCAGGGTCCAAGGAAATGTTACCCAACGGCAATGAACTGGTGAAATCAGACCAACACTTTGTGTTGATTGTTGAGGAAGACGGTTCTTATCAACCTGCGGTAGTAGATATGAAATCTACTGCCCTTAAAGTAAGCCGCCGTTGGAAAACACAGATCGCCATGCAGAAAGTTAAGCATCCTAAGTCGGGTGCGATGGTTACTCCTGCGGTCTTTGCCACGATCTGGCGTCTCCGATCTGTTGAGGAGAGTAACGATCAGGGTACATGGAACAACTGGGCTATTGAAAAGGTCGGGTTGGTTAAAGAGAAAGACCAGTTGCAAGAAGCCATGCTGTTTAGGCAGTCGGTTGCAGCGGGTGAGGTTAAAGCAGCACCAGAGGTTGAAACCTCCAAGCCAGCCTCTGCAGAACGGAATGACGAAATCCCGTTCTAATCTGCTTTAGGGGGGCGCGGGTCAGGTTTCGCACTGCGAGGCTCCCCCCACTTTCTCAGGGATTATTGTAATGACACAAGCTAGTAGGATGCTGGCTATCTTCGCTGGTTCGCGGGTAGCGTATGGCTCTACAAAAATAAAACGTGTGGGCCGGAACGGTAAAACGGAAGCCGACAGTTGGATTGTGCGTGATCCTCTGACCGAGGAGGCTATGCAAAAACATTTGGATGGATCGTTAGGTGTTGGGTCCATACCGATAGACGAGGAGAATGCCTGCCGTTTTGGGTGCATTGACATTGATGTTTACGATCTGGATCACAAGCAACTGCAGCAAAAGATTACGCAGTTAAAGTTCCCGTTGTCTCACTGCCGTTCTAAGTCTGGTGGAGCGCACCTCTACCTGTTTCTTAATCAGAAAGAGTCGGCGGCGGTGGTTCGAGAGTTCCTGACCGAGATGTCTATTGCTTTGGGGTTCTCAGGTTCAGAGATTTTCCCCAAGCAGGACACAATATTATCAGATCAGGGAGACGTGGGTAACTTTATTAACCTACCGTACTTCAAGGCGGAGGAGACGCTTCGATACTGCTTTGATAGCAACGTCGAGGCGTTAGAGTTGGATGATTTTCTGGATCATGCGGAGAAGTCCGAGACCACGCTAGATGATCTGGAAGCTTTAAGACTTGGGGGCAAGGAAGAGTTCTTTGATGGACCGCCATGCCTACAACACATCTGTTCGCAGGGTGCAATCTCAAGTGATAGAAACTCAACGCTGTTCAACTGTGGCGTGTACTGCCGTAAGAAGTGGGCGGATGATTGGGTTGAGAAACTAGAAGAGATGAACCGAAACCTTACGGCCTCTCCACTTCCGGCCTCTGAGATATCTGCGCTGCAGAAATCGGTGGGCAAGAAGGATTATTTCTACACCTGTAAGCAAGAGCCTATCAAAAGCTACTGTGATCCGGACGTATGCCGCACCAGAAAGTACGGTGTGGGTGATGACGTACCGGATGCGCCCAAGCTAGGCGGTCTTGTGACCATGTTGTCGGAGCCAAGGCTACACTTCTTGGACGTTACAGGGCGGCGGGTGCAGCTATCAACGGAGCAGTTACAAAACCAGACGCTGTTTCAACGGGCATGTATGGATCAGCTAAGTGTTATGCCTCCTACCATGCGTCCAGCAAGGTGGCAGATGCTTATCTCTGCGCTCATGACAAACTCCACACGAATAGAGGTGCCAGAAGAACTGACCTACTCAGGCCAGTTTAAAGATCACCTACGCATGTACTGCACCAGTAGGATACGGGCTGTGCAGGCAGAGGAAATAACGCATGGAAAGCCGTGGACCGAGGGCGGGTTTACCTCGTTCATGATCTCGGGTCTCATGGATTATTTGCATAATCGTAACTTCAATCAGTACACAAGAGCCGAGGTTACGGAAGCATTAAAGAAGCTGAACGGGGGCAAGGACGCCGAGTATGTCCTGAACTATCGCAAGGCTGACGGGAAGAGAACAACGGCGCGTGTATGGCGTGTGCCTGCGTTCGAGGAAACGGATGTAGAACTAGATGTAAAGGAGATTCCAAATGACATCCCCTTCTAACCGTTTGTTAAGGGTGTCCGAGGTCGCAAAGCTTTTGGGAGTATCGACCTCAACGCTCTACAAGTGGGTGAAACAGGGCCAATTTCCACGGCCCATAATGCTTGGACCGATGAAACCCAAGCAGCGACAGACCAAGCGTTGGGTTCTGAGCGAAGTGGAACAATGGGTAAACGAAAGGGCTAGGGAAGATGATTACGAATAGTGAACTGATACTGGGACCGCCCGGAACTGGGAAAACACATACGTTGATGGAGCGGGTGAACGATTACTTTGAGGAGGGCGGTGCGCCTCACAGATTTGCGTTTGTTTCATTTACTCGCAAGTCCATTCAGGAGGCTATGGAACGGGCTTGTCTGAAGTTTAGTCTCAAGCCAAAAGAGTTGCCGCACTGCAGGACGTTGCATGCCACGGCGTTCCACGGTCTTGGGCTACAGTCCTCCGATGTTATGGGGGCTGATGATTACAGAAAGCTGTCAGGTCTCCTACGTCTTGACCTACTGGCGAGAGACGGGGTTGATGCAGCGGACGGGTTAATCAAGACAACACTGTCGGGGTCAGGTGCTCAGTACCTAAACATAATCGACCGAGCGCGGTCTCGCTTGCTCTCTCTTGAAGAGGAGTTCAACGACTCGGGAAATTATGGCCTAGCATTTTCCAAGCTGGTGAATGTGGAAGCCACGCTGACTAAGTACAAGACGCAGGAAGCAAAGCTAGATTTCGGGGATTTTATTTCACGGTATGTGGAGATTGTTAATCCTCCGGAGCTAGACCTGTTGATTGTGGACGAGGCCCAAGATTTAACGCCGTCACAGTGGCAGATGGTTGCGAAGATGTCGGAGGATGCCAAGCGAACTATCATTGCAGGGGATGACGATCAGGCTATCCATGAGTGGACGGGCGTAAAGGTAGAAGACTTCCTAAGTTGCTCAGACAAAAGGATTGTATTGAGCCAGTCCTACAGGATGCCGCAGGCTGTTCACAATCTGTCTCAGATGATTGTAAAGCGGATAGATAACCGCATTGTGAAAGAGTTCGAGCCAACGGACAGAGAAGGCTCCATTAGATACCATGTAAACATTGAGACGGTGCCCTTGTGGAAAGGTTCGTGGACCTTGATGGCTCGTACTAATTCCTATGCTTGGGAGTTGGCAAAGCAGGTTCGAGCGTATGGATACCTGTATAGTTTTCGAGGACGGGGGAGCGTAAGCGAAGCGGTTGCCGATGGCCTAGACGTATGGCGGAAGCTGCAAGATGGGGAGCGTGTTGGTCTTGCGAGGATCAGGGACCTATACAAGAACGTCCCGAAGATGGGGGACTATCGGGTGGTCAAGCGGGGAGCGGTTGGTTTGTTGGATGCTGCAGCGGATGACGCGATGCTTTCTTACGATGATCTTGTATCAGAGTTTGGCATGGTTGCTCCGCTAAATCGTCCGGCTACGGACGTAATGAACCTTGGTAACGAGGACAGGCTATACATAGAGTCGCTTGAGGCACGGGGGGAGAACATCTCTGATACACCTCGTATTAAAATCTCAACCATCCACGCGATGAAGGGTGGGGAGGACGAGAACTGCATGGTGTATTTGGGTTCAACGAAGGCGTGTGAGGAGTCCAAGAACCCAGACGCGGAGCATCGGGTGTTCTATGTTGCGGTGACTAGGACCAAAGAGAACCTGCACATTTTGGAATCAGACAAACGGTACAGGTACATGCTATGAAAAGAGATGAGGTGCTAGACAAAGCCAAGTCTCTGATATCTGGTGACAGGCAAGAGGACTACGGGGATGCAACACAATCGTTCAGGGCCATTGCAGATGGGTGGAACGTCATTGTTTCTAGGGCAATTAAACAGAACGGGAAGTTTGCCCCTATTACTCCCGCGCATGTAGCGTTGATGATGGACTGGTTGAAAACAACACGGCTGCTCAATGACACGTCACATCAAGACTCGTGGGTGGACAAGGCAGGTTACAGCGCACTGGGCGCAGAAATAGGTTTATCAAATGGCGAAAAAAGATAAGACGATTAGTTTCATTGAGCGCATGGAAATGGATAACTTTGATCCCGATTGGAATATCCCTTTCGAGTTGCCCGACCTGACGGGCTACAAAGAAATAGCCGTGGACCTTGAGACGAGAGACCCGAACCTCACCACCCTTGGCCCCGGATGGGCTAGGGGTGACGGAAATATTGTGGGCATTGCGGTAGCAGCGGGGGATTACTCTGGGTACTTTCCTATCCGGCACCAGAACGGGCACAATCTTGATCCGAAGGTCACGCTGCGCTGGTTCAAAAAGCAGATGGCTACACCTCGGATTGATAAGATCATGCACAATGCAACCTATGATGCAGGGTGGCTACACGCGGAGGGCATAGAGGTGCAGGGTCGGATCATCGACACGATGGTTGCTGCTCCTTTGATAGACGAGAACAGGTTTTCATATAGCCTAAACAATCTGGGTCGTGACTGGATTGACATGCGTAAGAACGAGAAGATGTTACGCGCTGCAGCAAAGGACTTTGGCTTTGATCCCAAGTCAGAGATGTGGCGTCTGCCTCCGATGTACGTTGGTGCATACGCGGAGCAGGACGCAATCATGACGCTGAAGCTTTGGCATCGGCTCAAGATAGAGATCAGCGAACAAGACTTGGGCGCAATCTTTGATCTCGAAACGGGCCTCATACCTTTGATGTTGGAGATGCGTAAGAACGGGGTGCGCGTTGATCTGGACAAGGCGGATCAAGCTAGGAACGGGCTACGCAAACAGGTCAAGACGCTCAAGGAGTTCATCAAACACAAGAGCGGGGTGCAGATAGAACCGTGGGCTGCAGAGTCAGTAAAGAAAGTCTTTGAGGCTTTGGACCTATCGTATCCAAATACGGAAGCTGGTGCCCCGTCCTTCACCAAACAGTATCTGTCCTCTCACCCGAACGAAGTGGCTCAGGCTATCGTTAAGCTGCGCGAGTTTGACAAGGCAGACGGTACGTTCATTGAAACCATACAGCGGCACAGTCACAAGGGACGCATACACTGCGAGTTCCACCAGCTACGGAGCGATGACGGAGGCACTGTAACCGGAAGGTTCTCGTCCTCAAACCCGAACCTGCAGCAAATCCCTGCGCGTGATCCGGACATCAAGAAGCTCATTCGTGGGCTGTTCATTCCGGAGGACGGGTGCCAGTGGGGTTCGTTTGACTACGCCAGTCAGGAGCCAAGGCTCTTGGTTCACTTTGCGGCAAGCGTGTCAGGTGTGCATAGGCATGATATGGTGGATCAGATTGTCAAAGAGTACCACTCGGGCGATGTCGATCTGCACCAGATGGTGGCAGACTTCGCGGGGATTACCCGCAAGCAAGCCAAGACCGTGAACCTTGGGATCATGTATGGCATGGGAGTTGCAAAGCTGGCGGCTCAGTTGTCGATCACGCCGGACGAGGCCAAGGCGTTGCTGTCCACGCACCATTCGAAGGTGCCTTTTGTTAAGGGGCTTGCGGAACTGGCAACGGTACAGGCATCCAAGCATGGTTCGATACGCACGTTGCTT